TGCTAATAGGTAGCTCATCAAAGGAACCGTTGTCTACCTCGTTTAGCATCCATATTCCAGACCAGCTACCGTTCGTTTGAGGGTTTAAGTAGCCTTCACTGTGGTTGTAATATATACCAGCAAACAATCCAGTGATGTTACTACCGTCTGCCTTACGTGCGTAGGCTATGTCTCTGTCTTGGACATGTCCCATGATGCACGACATGAACTTCTTTTGCAACATGAGTTTTGCACAGGTGACTGGTCTGCCCATGACTCCACTCGTGAAGTAGTGACAGTACGCGATGCCATCGATGATGATTGGTTGTAGAAAAGGGATAACCTCCCATCCTGCCTCTTCCAATAAGAAATGATCATAGCTCATAAGTCCTTCTAGTTTCGGATCAGATTCAATAGCACGTTCGATCCGCTGTTCGTGGTTACCTAACAAGAATACCATCCGTGGTGTCCATGTCTTCTTCTTGTTACTACGCAAGCGTTCCTTCTCTGCTTCGATAGGCGCTAGGAAATGCTCCATAGCGTTCTGTCCTGCTCGTATGTCTCGTGTGTACCGCCGTCCTTCAAAGGACTTTTTACCTACGTCATAGCTACTGAGACTTTCCATGTCCCAGTGATCCCCCAGATGAATGATAACGTCAGGCTTTGTTGCGGCTGCATACTTACCAGCCCAGTACAAATGATCAACACTGTTACCGGGCTTGACTTGCGTGTCAGGTATTACTAGGTGTCTCGTCATTGCTTTTTACTCCATCCGACAGGACAGGTTTCTGGTGTGTACCATGCGAAACCTTGCTTCTCTGCCCATTCTTGCATGGTGTATCGTGTCCCGTCAGCTCTACGTCTTGCTCCGGGCATTGCAGTTCTTGGGTTCTGGAAGACAAAGACCAGCTCCTCCTTCTCCCCAAGGCTGCTGTTAATGTCAACATATTTCCTCGCCTCTGCGCGGTCACGGAACCTCCCTTTAGCTTCAATATATATAGTAGAATGTGTACTGTAATATACAAAGTCAGGCTCGTACGTCTTGACTTGGGTATATGTTAACTTACCAACATGGTACTCGCATCGTCTGAACTTCTGGTGAAGGTCATACTCGAACCAGCTATCGTACCCTTTAGGTATGTTACGCTTCGTTCTCTTCACTTGGTCTTTCCCATATTTGCTTAGGTTCACGACGTAGCCAGAGCAGCCTAGCGTTCTCGATGACACGCTCTTCTGTCTCCAACAACTCAACGCACTTGTTGAACATCTCTATCTCTGACAAACCTTCAAGGATCTTCTGAGACTTTTTCTCACCGATGCCGTGTACACCCATGATGTTATCAGCTCTATCGCCCATGATGATCTGACGATAAAAGAATAACAGTCCTTCCTCTTCAGTAACAGAAGACAGTTCACGCTTGTTGAAGTTGTAATGTCTGCACGGTACTTGTTTAAAGTCCTTATCAAGACTGACGATGATGCTGTCAGGGATGGTGGTAGCGTCGATAGCAATCAAGTCATCAGCTTCCTCATCTTCTGATACAACAGCTTTCCAATCTTCGATCAGGTACTTACGTATAGCTTCAAGGTGTGCAGGTTTTTCTACGTCCTTACGGTTACCTTTGTAAGGCGCAGTCACAGCCACGTCGTTACGAAAGTTACCCTTGCCTGTTAGGTAGACACGGTAGTCTGGTTCGCCGTCTATCATGGTGTATAGATCGCTTACCAGATCAGACAAGAAACTGCCCGTAGTATAACAGGCAGTCTTGACTGACTCATCGTCGCACTTGAATGCACAACGATAAGCCACAATGTCACCGTCAATCAGGATCACAACGCTTCCGCTTCAGAGACTGAGTTGTCAGCGTATTCGATCAGGTTAGTAACCTTCATCTTGATCATGGATGGTGAACGTCCTGTACCAACAGACCAGTCATAGTATCCTACAACAGCAATGGCTTCAGATCCGTTAGCGATAAGAACATCTTCAGGAATCTCAACACCGTTCTCATCTGTTAGACGCATAGGGTTGTTGCTCTTCATGGTAATAAAGAAGCCACGGTCATCACCCTTGTTGCTAGGTGCAATACCCATCTCTTCGATGGCCTCAACAGCTTTATCGCTGAGGTTACCAAGTTGTACCTGATACTTGTTACTGAACTTATTAAGCTTGTTACGCTCACACCAGTAGACGGTACCGCGTACAGTGATGGGTGGTAGTTTGTTTGCAGACATAAGTTTCTCCTTAATGTGTCTCTGCCCAATTGTTACCTACTCTATACTCGCCGTCTAAGGGACACCGTAGGTTTAATGTCTCACCGGCGATTCTGATTGCACGTACACCCATACGTCCGACTGTGTCAGCGTAGTGGGCAGGTGTTTCTATCTGCCATTCATCGTGTACGTTTGCTACAAATCTATGTGGTATATACAGTAACTTAGCATTCAACAGTGTCAAAGCTTCTTTCATAACGATAGCTCCAGCACCTTGAAGTAGCGTGTTTAATGCGGCGTGTTCTGATCTGACTCTGAGCTTTCGTCCGTCGAGTCCAGTAAGGACGCCTGATGCAGCCTGTCCGTGAGTATCTCTTCTAACTCTTTCAAGAGACGGCGTGTTAGAAAGAAATGTTTCTTTAAGTCTGCGTCCAGTAACGCTATTTCCTCCAACGATAGCTCCGATCTTAGCATCTCCGGCTCCATACAGAAACGCATAAATGAATGTTTTCGCAAGAGGGCGGCTCTCAAGTCCAGCTGCTCGTTGATTAGCCGTATGAATATCGCCATTGAGTATTTCATTAGTATAGTCTTCGTCATCCATGTAGTGAGCCAACATACGTAGCTCTAGTCCGCTGGCATCTATACCAACCAACTTGTTACCTTCATCCACTGTCCAACATGAGCGGCACTCAGTACCGAACGGTGCAGATACTGCCGGTACTTGTGCCATGTTAGGTGATAGGTGTGTCATGCGTCCTGTCACTGCTCCGTTGGTAATGACTCTTCCATGTACTCTACCATCGTCCTTGACAGCTTTCAACCATGAATCTATCTGAGCTACTCTCTTCTGCAACATCATGTAACGTGCAACAGCTTTAGCTTCAGGAAGATCTATACTGTCCAACACCTTCTCGTCAACGATGATGTTACCCTTCTCAGTCTTCTTAGTAAACGTAACACCAAGACCTTGCAGTCGCTCTGCAATCTGCTTGCGTGATCCGGGATTGAAGATTGTTACCTTGTCCTTCAGTCTCTTACCTGTCTTCTCAGAGATACGTTCTTCAATGATAGGTGGGAAGATAGCTTGTAACTCTGCTTCGATGTTGTTCATCTCAAACATAAGATCCATCATCAACTTCTCAGCGAATGGTGTGTCAAGCTTGAAACCGTTGCGTTCCTGCTCAGTTATGATCCAGCCTATGCGATGCTCAAGATCAATACATTTCTCAGAAAAGCCCTCTTTAAATAGCTGCATATCCAACCACTTGTGTACACGCTCAGTCAGTTCAACGTCAGCGATACAGTACTCAATCATCTCGTCTGTTAGTCCACCGTCGTAGTCTGTAAAGTCGAGCTTGCCTGTTCCTCCAAGGATTGTTCCCCAGTTACGCAGTGAATGTCCACCTTCTTGGCTTGGATTGTAGAGTCTGGAGAGGTATAAAGTATCCACAACAAGATGCCTAGGAATGCGTACGTCCCAAACACTATCGAGAACACGACAATCAAATCCAATGAGATTATGTCCGATAACTTGTTCCGCATCATGCAACACCTTCTTCAAAGACTCTGGTGTCGTATGTACTTGGGTGCTGTTCTTCACCTTCGTAACGGCACACCAGATCGTTGAGTGATCCAAGCTTGTTTCTATATCCAAGTAACAGGTATTCATCGTATCTCTCATTCAGTTCGTTGCGTTCAACGTCGTGGTTAAACTTCTGGTAAGTCTCCATCAACTGTTCCTGTTCCAATATCCAAGTCCCAATCTTGCTCATGGTGTATCATCTCCTCTATGTCTGCGAGTGTTCGTAGATCTGCACGGTCAATCACATCTCCGTCATCTAAACTAACAGCGAAACATTTGTTGCACAAGTCTACAAACTCTTGGCTAACAGCGAATCGTCTTGTAGCTTCGTAGTCTGTTAGCTCTACGTCACACGCTATACATCTCACAACATCAAATCCTCTAACTGATTTATTCTAAGGTTGTAGCAGTTAGCTCGAACAATGAATCCATTATCACCGTCCTGTTCCCCCTTCTTCAAGAATCTAGCATCCTCAAAATACTTGTCTTTGTCAAGCCATCCAAGAACATACAGATCACCTTGACGTATGTAACGAGTGAACAAATACTTATCACATTGCTGGTGCAGTGATGTTTCT